CCCATAGGAGATTAACTCCTATGGGATAACTTTTATTTGGAGAGGTGTAATATTATGGAACTAGATAGACTATTGAAATTACAATGGGATCTTAGAGGTAAATGTATATATTTGATAAACAATATAGAGTTAAAACGTAAAAATGACATCCCTGATAGATTGTACGTTACATTTACATTCTTAGATAAAAGATATACTATACAAGTTACCATTAATGAGGTAACCGATTTGTATGATATAATGGTATCTGAATTTGGATTTGGTATAGTACAGACTATGACTACAGATAATGCTAAAGCATGTGTAGAAGATATAGTTGCTAAATATACTAATCTAGATACAGTAGACTTAAAAATACTATATAATGTATTAAAAGACACCAAATTATATGTAGACATTATAGATGATACAATGATAGCATTCTTACCAACAGAGCATTTTGGTGCTAGTATCAAAATTATAGATGGTATGTTTAGTGTAATAATACATGGTGAGAAGAGTACCTATAAATCAAAAGAATATAAATTTGAGTCTGGTTATGAAGTATATAATTTTATAGCTAACTTACGTAGTATATACTTAGACGAAGACTATGAAGGTGCTGAAGATTTAATCACTTTATATGCTGATTTATTATTAGAATTTGGCAGTACAAGATTATATATAGAAAAAGATGAGCAATCTGATTGTAATATAAATATAGAGTACTTCCTATCATGGGCTAATCAATTTAAGTTGAACTTTAATAAGTTTGATTATTATGATGATCAGATTCAATGTACTATCTGGGAAGATGAGTTTAGTGCAATGATTTGTGGTAATAACTGTGTAGTCAAATCCCCAGAAGCTGCATTAGAATGGGCTAAATCTGTAGTAGAAACGTATAATAGAAAGGATTGAATATAATGATTGATCAAGATAATTTATATAATGTATATTTCAAATTACGTCAGTTTTTACCAAGTATAAATCCAATGTTTATTAGGAGTTATAATAAAGAATACATTTTAGCTTATATCATATATAATGAAGATGATATTAACACATTAAAGATATACTATGATGCAGAAGCAAAATCATTCTGTACAAGTGTATCTAATTTCAAAAAAGGATACGATATGACTATTATTGGAGATCCATTTGAAAGTGTTGAAAAATTATTCATAGAGTATAATAAATTGGATGGTATATCTATACCAGAATTAAACTATGCAGTAAGTCATATTATCCTTCCAGCTAATGACTTTACTGATACTCATATTAGATATAATATCAGAGACTATATTATAAATATTGATATCGTTGATAATGGTAATGAATTTGAATTAACGTTATCTAATGACGGTTATAAATCTAAATCGTATAGATTTATTAGTGGATATGATGTATTTAACTTCATCCAATTTATGTTACAATACTATATCAAAATGTATTTTGATAAACAAAATGATATGATGTTAGATCTAATCATGGATTTATATACACAATTTGGATATAAAAAGTATTTATTATGCCTAATACTGATGGAAAGAGTAATGTATCTATACGTCTAATAACTCCATATGGTGATATGTATTTTACATATAACGATGGTAAGATATTATGCGAATACTACCATGAATTAGATGGTAAGAGGACATATTATGATAAAACTGTAGATACATGTAAAGAAGCATTAGATTGGGCTTATTGCTAAGACTAACAAGAGGAGTAAGAAAAATGTCTACACTAAATAGATTATATGATATATATACAGAATTATTAGGATTCGGATTTATAAAGCCTATGATAGTTAGGCATTATAATAATGAGTATATATTAGTACATATATTCTCCGATAATGATGTTGATATGTGCAAAATAGTTAAGTCTGCTAATGATGATACATTATTTACTATACTGGTAACAAATTTCCAAAAAGATAGTGTTGACTGTTTTGAAGGAGACCCAGTAGCATTCATAACAGATAGATTTATTGAAGCTAATGGATTAGACAAGCTAGATATCGATGCGTTAGCTGGAGTAATACGGCGTACATGTAATGATATGATATTGAAATCTGTAATAGCTACAAGTGCGTATACAATCCTATGTAAATCGTTCAAAATAGCAATAGATGTAACAGATGGTATGTTTAAAGTATTATTTTATGCTGATAATTATAATGGTCCTACATATAAATTTAAAACTGGATTTGAAGCATTCAAATTTATCTATTATATTAAACGTAGCCGTATTAATCAATTCTCATATAATAAGACAATAATCCCTTTATTAAAATTATCTATGGATTTATATTTAAAATTCGGTGATAATGCTGTTAATCAAATTACTACGTTACCTGGCGAAAGTATAAATAATACTGTAGTTAAAATGCAAAATAAGAATGGTTATATGGCTTTCTCTATCGATACATTAGATGACAAAAATGTTATAGAATGTGAGATTTATAGATATGATAATAAAGTTTCTGGTAGATTTAAAGCTATTGAATATGAAGATATCTTAGACTTTATTGATAGGGAATATGAATTAATTAAATAATATTAAGAGAGGTAGTTCAACTACCTCTCTTTCTTTTTTTGTAATATTGGATATATGTAGTTATATATTATTAACGTGATATGATATATAGTTTATAAATTATTAAGCCTTACAAGGCAGAAAGAGGTATATCATGACAACTTCAGTATTATTATTCAAAACTTTATCCGATGGTGTTTTAGTTCGATTACGCCAAGATTATGAGCATGGTGAATCTGAACTTACCACAATGGCTCATGGCTTCAAACCGGATGTTAAAGATAAAGTAATATATTTTACAAAAGAAAGACATGAGTATCAATATGATACATCATGTCCAGAAGGTGAATATAAGTTTGCCGTGAAATACGATGGAGAGGATTTGTCCAAGCGGACTTTCCTTCCATTCGTATAATAATAGCCCTCTTCGGAGGGCTTTATTTTTTTTGTAAATTACAACATATCTAACACATAGGTAGTGTATAGCAGTAGCAACTTATGGATATTTTACTAAATTCTCCTTTGTAAAAATATTATTCTACGAAACAAACCCTCTCATGTGAAGCTATACAAAATTCCCCTATGGAGCTTAGACTCCATAGGGGATAAATTTTATCGTGGTAAAATAAGTTTTCTTAAGGATTCATAAGACAATAACTCTAAGTCACGTTTATTACGTAGAATGTATCTCCATACATTAGCATTAGCTACATCAGCTAATGGAGGTAATGCACGTTTAGAATCATTCTCTTCAATACGGTCTTCTAAGTATTGTGCATATTTATCTTCAACAGCATTCAAGTCTTTAATAACTTGATTAATTTCTTTGTTATTATTAGAACTATCTTTAAGTTCTTTAGATAAAGTAGCTACCATACCACCAATACGTCTAGCAGATTGGATACCATGGGCTTTTGGATCGAATAATCCAATTACCATATACAATGGAACAGTCCACCATCTTTGAAGCATCTTAATTGCAGGAGATTGATTAAGCATATTACCTTCAATCTTACTTAAAGCGGATGCTAATTCTGGTGCATAACCATAGATAGTAGAGAAGCTATCAGAACGTTCTTCTTCTGGATCATGTAATTGAACACGAATAAATACATCTTTGAATTTATCTTCAACTAATCTAAATAACTTATTACGTCCTTCTGGAGTAAGAAGCATATCTAAAGATGTAATAGCAGTCACTGCACCATCCATCATGGATGCGAATAAGATTAATACATTAAAGAATACAAAAATCCATAATAATCCAGGCACTGTTAAATATGCAAAGATCTTAATAGTATTTAAGATTCTATCTCCATCTGTTGTATCTGGACTATTAGAAACTTTAAAAGCTTTTTGTATATCTAATACACCATCAACTAGGATTTGTAGCATTTTAGTATTAAGATTGATAATATTAGTTCTTAAGCTAAAGTGATGACCAACTTCATGTAATGTAATAGCAACCAACTCAGCTGGAGATAATACACCACTTAATATCCCACGAGTATAATAGATATATACTTTATATTCATTATTTGGTTGTAGTTTATATTCACCATTCTTAATAGAAATCTTTCTAGACTCATCATAGTCACAGAAAGTATAAGCATTCAATTCATTTACAGTATTATCAATAAGAATAGTAACTTTATGGAAACCAAATTTCTTTTCTAAGATCTTCTCGATCTTAGAGCAATTATAGTTTCCTTTTTTATTAATAAGATTTTTAAACTCATCTTCAAGAGCTTTAGTATCTCTATCTTTACCAAAGTACTTTTCTTGTACAGGTACTTGGATTTCTTTTTTCTTTATTTCTACATTTTCAGCAAAAAACATTATTTTCTATGCTCCTCTTGGTTAATTAAGATTATAATTAATTTATTGTTAAGGGTATAGAAAAGTAGTGTCTTTCATACAAAGTAATAATCAGAGAGATCATATATTATAACCGTGTAATGATATATCCAAGTTTATAATAGGAGGTAATGGATATGGATAAAATTTCGAATTATAAAAGAATAGTTGGAGCATTAATGAAGAAAAGAGAATCAATAAATGATAATGCATATGATAATATGCTAAAGAAAATAAACATTATTGAAATCTCACCAATTAATGAGACTACAATAAAAATATTTGAAGATTATACTAAGACTGAATTAACTGACTCTAGTACTGAATTATTTATTGATAGTATAGAAAAGTTTGGTCAGTTTGAAGTCTATGGCGACTTCTTTAGACGAATTTTACCAGGAACTATAGCTTATAGTAATGCTTCTAAAGTAACTCGTCTATTTTGCGATGATGATTATAATTTAGGTAAATATACTGACGTACTAACTCTTATTAGAACTAAACAAAAAGAGTTACGTACTGAATTATCTAGAAATATAAGAGAGCTTATATGTGAAAGTAGAATCAATTATAATTCAGATGAATATACTTATCTTGATTCTGTTCCAGATACTGATGCTGTATTAAATACTATTGCAGCTATTCTTGGTGCAGCAACTAAATCTGAACTCAGATTTGAATTAAAGTATATATTAGGGAAAGAGATCGACCCTAAAATTTATAGATTTAATATGAATGATATTAAGATGATTTGTGATTACTTTGATATTGATTATACTGAAATCGAAGAAGTATATAATAAAGTAAGATAATATATCAAAGTAGGAGGAATGGATATGGAGTCTAATATTATAGATATAGATCGTATGACTAGGTATAATGAGATGCAAAATAAACGATTAAGTGCTCTTGAAGGAGCTGCATTCTTAACAAATTCAAATGTAGATAAACTTAGATCTGATAATGAATTGATGACTCTTAAAATTAAGAAGCTTGAAGACAAGATTCAATTTGTATTCGATTTACTTATTACTCTAATTATAGTTTTAATAGTATCAGTCATTATATATATTACAAAGATTCACTAGGAGGAATGTATATGATGTTTTTTAATAAGCAGTCAGAAATTGATAAAATTAGAGCAGAGCTTAATGGAGTAGTACTTTATTTTAAGAAAGATAATGAAATGATGGACGACCGTATTAGAGAATTATATAGAAACTGTAATACGTCTTCACGTAATCTAGATGCTAAACTTGATCGAGAAGTAGCATATCTTGAAAGAAAAATTAATAGTATTGATAATGATATTACTATATTTATCAATATCGGTTTAGGAATAATTGCCTTGGTTATAGTAATTCTTTGTATAATTATTGGATATGCAATCACTCATTAGGAGAAATAGATATGAATGAGGAAAGAAAAGCTGAGAAGATTAATGTTATCCCATTAACTAGAAGTGAAGTAAGTAGTACTGTAGAATTAATTGGTAAAGATATTAAAGCATTACGGGAGGAAAATAAGCAGTTAAGAAAAACGTTAACAGAAACTAGATCTAGAGTTATATTATTAGAAGAAAATTATATCACACTGTTAGAAGATATAACTCAAAGTAATAGAATAGATATAGTTATCTATATTATATTTGCAGTATGTATAATCTTATTAGGATTTACAGTATATGGTTTAACACACTAGGAGGAAATAACAATGGAAGAAACAAAATTCAATGCATATATTAAAAATATTCTTGATAGTATTGATTACAAGAAGACACTACACGTAATCAATACGTATCTATTAGAGATGCAAAGTTTATTAAATGAATATGATTTTAATAAACGTATTCATGATTTACATCTTATAGTAATTATACCAGAGAATGATGATGCTGTAACTATGTTTGAGACATACACTGGTATTAAATTACTTAATAAGAAAGCTATTATTGATAAACTAACAGAATTCAATAATTATAAATACAAACGCATCTATGGTGAATTCTTTAATAGCCTTCTAAACAATGATATTGCTTTAAAACAATATAAAGCATTATTCTATATTACTGATGACATAACATCAATAGACGAAAAATATATAGAGATTAGAATTTATAATCTTCAATATCCATTACGTAGGCAATTGAATAGAATGCTGAATAATGTCGATGTTGATGGCACTGGTACAAACCATGTTATGGACTTAATTAAACGTATTTGTGGTGGAGAAGATAGACTTATCTTAGAAGGATTAGATATTAGAGACTTTAGAGATAAAGACTTCTTAGACTACAACGAAATTACGTTTATTAAGAAATATTTTGATTTAGGTGAATTTGTTAAATAGGAGGAATTCATTATGGTGAAGTTCATTAGATTACAAGATCGTCGTATTAATATTGATCAAATCAAATCGTATTCTTATGATGGAGAAACACTTTGGATTGAGACTGCTGAAGATTACTTTGAGTATAAGAAATCCAATATTCCAGAGCTAGATGAAGTTGTGGAATTATTAGATATGGAATTATGCTTGAATCATCCAATCAATGCAGTTGTGGCTATAGAAACAGAAGGAGAAGAATAATGTATACACAAGAAGCAATCGAAAATAATTCTATTAATACTAGAAACAAATACTATCGTGCAATGGTAGACTATAAGTTTAATAAACTTGCAGATGATAATACAGTAAATATAGTTAATACTTTAAATAATCCTAACTTGACTAAGAAGGATTTATATTATATAGTACAGTATATAAATGATTGTAAAAGAGATATTATGGATAATGAACACGCATCGTGTATAAATAGTGATATGGTTACATTTGATCATAATAAGTTAACTATTAATATCATCAATAAAGATGATACTGATATTGTGTATACACTTAAAGAGGATGTAGTTGAAATCATTCAAGAAGCTATTGTAAATATTAATGCTAATACATTCACAAATGATTATATACTTAAAGAATCTATGATTAAAATGCCACCCAATAAATCTAATAATGCTGTATTATATAGAAGCATAGATGTATTAAATGTTATATCAAAGTTACCTCTAGGTGCTACAACTGATAATACTATTAAAGATGATTATAGATTAAGTTGTATTAGTAGATTATTACATGGTAAACTAACTAGACATAATGCACTATTCTTACTAAATTCTTTTGATGAAAAAGATCCTGTTGATTATTGGATTAATAAGATTAGTAGAGCCTTGCTTGAATCTCCTCAAATTGTTAAGAGCGTTAATTGTAAGACAAAAGCAATTAAGTTTAAGAAAGAATACAGTATCGATACTGTAGTAGACTGTGCTATTCGAGTTATCTCTAGAGTATTTGATGCTATTAAACTTGATGTTGAATCAGTAAACTATGCGTTGACTTTATTCAAAGAAGAGAATAAAGAAACTTATGGATTACCAGATGATGCAGTAGAATTCTTAGATTATTTCTATAAAGGAATTAATGCTGGATATCTACCATATAATATGATTTCTCTATATGGAGATATTGGAAGTAATTATCTACTTAATCTTATTAATGAAGAAAATGTTGAATACGCATCTGTTGATGACTATAAGAAGCAATTAGATAAATTAACATATGCCAATATCGTAGATAATATTATTCTATATCATAATGATAGAATAAAATAAACGAATAAGAAGAAGGGATTTGTTCCCTTCTTCTTTTTTTTTGTTATTTTAGCCATTTTGAACAAACTAATAATCAGAAAGGCGGTATATAATGAAAAATACAGAAGCTATCGTAAAGAAGATATACCCTATAGTGGAAACACAGATTAAGAAGAATCTGTCTAATTATAAAAGATATATTGGTAAGTTTATATCTGATAGATCTGAAGATCTTTATGATATAGCACCATATAGAAGAATCTATTTTACTCCTAAAGATGAAGATGAGTTATTCAATACATTGAAGATTGATAAGAAAGTTATCTCCAATTTCATGGAAGAAACTTATTATGCTAAGATTGCATCATTCAACCCAGCTGCAGCTAAAGATGAATGTACTATAGTCTTACTATGTCTAGTTAGATATTTCTGGAAAGCTAGAGACTCTAAGATGTTAGATATGGCTATAGTTAATATGGCATTCTCTGGTAAGTTTTATCCATCTATTCATTATGGTTTCTTTAAGAAAGTTCAACCAGTTGAATATAAATGGGTAATGGATTATGTAGTTAATAATATGCTAACTGGTAAGTTTGATCTTAAGTCTAAAGGTAATGTAATCAATGCAGTTAAGTCTATCTCTAATACTTGGTTAGATACTTATACTGATAGATTTAAAGACTTTGAAGATGATGATTGTGTATATCTAATCCAACAGCTACATGGTCGTATTAAATCCTTCATGAAGAATATTGCTAGTCTATATTATGAAGCATATGAAAATAAATCTCAATATATTACTTATGCATCTGATGACTATTCCGATACAGGATATCGTCTTGCAGATACAGATAACTTAATGGCAGAACGTATTATTGATAAAGCAGTAAATCAAATTACAACTCTATCAGTAAACTATAAGTTCTGTAAGATGTCTGCAGATGCTTTAGTTAAAACTGATGAGATTAAAGATATCATTGAATATATTGTAAAGAATGATACTAAACAGAACTCAGAAATTAGAGAGTTTGTTAGCCTAATCATTTATACATATTTTGCTCAGTCTAGAAATAAAGATGTACGTACAGCTGAGTTTATTAAGTTCTCCATTCAACCTAAACCAAATAGTAAAGATAAGAATATATTACGTATTAAAGATATTACAGAGAAATGGTTGATGGAATCTTCTAAGAGATACGTTCATAGACGTAATCGATTAGCTACTAAGAATAGTTATCATAGATCAGTATTAATGTATTTCACATTATTGATTCACTATAGTGCTTTATAAAACAACCCCCTTAGGATCATAGAAATCCTAAGGGGATAGATTTTGCAATTGTATATATATGGTTATATATTATAACCGTGATAGACCCAAAGTTAAATTAAGCCGCATGGCAAGAAAGGAAATCTATCATGGAACAACAACAAACTCAATTACCAATCATTGAAGTAACAGCAGTAAACTTGACACCACATCCAATCGGATTGGTTGATCAAGAAAATCAGCCAATCTTGACTGTAGAAACTACTACGGTTGCACGTGTATCTGCACAAACTACAACTATAGGCTACTTCAGAATCAATGGCGTAACAGTTCCAAGAACCCATACAGTGTATGGACAGGTAGAAGGATTACCAGATCCAACACCTGGCACAATTTATATTGTTTCTGGTATGATCGTTAGTGCTTTGGCACAACAAGGCATTCATCGTGATGACCTATTAGTACCAGGACAACAAGTCCGTGACGAACAAGGTCGAGTAATCGGCTGCCGTTCTCTAGACAACTAGTTTTCATAGCCCTCTACGGAGGGCTTCCTTTTTTAGGAGGTGAAGATTTATGCATCGAAAAGCAATAATCGAATGTAAAAAGATTATTGAATTAGTAAATGAAAGTAACTTTGAAGAGAAAACCAAAATTTTAATGGATACTATAAAAGTTCCATTTCTCCAAGGTCTACTTTCAGCTATAGAAGAAAGTAAGTATTTAATAAAAGGAGGTAGAAATAAATTATCAGATAAAGAGCTTAGACATTTATTAAGACGAGAGCTCTTGATTTACATCAACTAAAGAAATATGGACCGATATCAATAAGTCCAATTGTATTAAAAGGAGAAAAAATGAAACTATATAGATATTATGATTTCATTGGTACAATGCTTGAAGTAGAACTTCAAGTTGAATATCATGAAAATAATTACTGGAATGGCGAACCAGTTCCAGTATATGCAGATAGAATTCGTATATTAGATAATAGAGGATTAGATAGCAGCATTCCTTTTCTTTATAATAATACGCAAAATGATAATATAATCAACAAAGATTATATCATCAAGAAAATGGCTGAATCTAAGAAGGAAGAAATCCTAGTATTGTATAACAATCAAGGAAGAAAAGCTTCACCGGACAAAATTTTAGAATTATGCCTAGAAGCAGCTAAAGAGCTTGGCTATAAAGAGGTTTATGTAAAGACCCTAGATCTTTACACATACCTCTGGAGATGTGAGAGAGTCATTTAGACTCTCTCATATTTTTTTGTAAATTTTAGCCATCTTGAACAATTCATTAAATCAAAGGAGGCTAATATGACTAAACAACGTAAACAAGCTGAAGAGCTTGTATATAAAGTAATGGATGCATTAGATCCAACTAAAAGTATGTCTAAATATTATGCTAATCTATTTAAAGACATGAATGATAAACAATTCTTAGATTATATCTCTAAGAAATATCCATATAGATTCCAAACACGTATCTTTAAGATTGAACCAACTTTCATTGAGATTGAGAAAGCAGCTAATATCCTTGGAGTACCATTAATGGAAAAGGTAGCTACACCAGATTTATATGTAAATAAAGATGGTGAACCAGTGTGGACTAAAGAAGCATTGGTAGTATATCTTCATTTAAAGAAAATGAAACAGTTCTTAACTAAGAAGAACTCTATCTCTACTAATATAGTATCTCGTGATAATAAGACTGGTCGTCTTGTAGGTCATGATAAGAATGGTGCTACATCTGACCGTGAAATGGAATCACTTGTAGTATCTGGTATGGAAGATACATTAACAGAATTCTCTCGTGCTCGTGCTGACTCAGTAGAAGCTAAGCAAGCTATGTATAATACTATCTCTACTCTTGGTACAGTATCATTAGAAGATATCCCTGTAGATAAGACAGATGTATTATCTAAGAATATGATGAACGTATACATGATAGGATCTCATATTAATACTAACTTGATTAATATTAATAATATGACTCCACAAACTATTAAAGATAAGACAGTATCTAGACGACAATAAACAAAACCCCCTTAGGATCATAGTAATCCTAAGGGGATAGATTTTGTAATAGTGAATATATATACTTGTATATTATTAAGGTGATATGATGATATATAGTTTAGTTATTAAGCTCCACAGGAGCAGAAAGAGGTATATCATGTTAACAGACAACTTATTCGAAAATTGCTTCAATTCTATGACAGAATGGTTTGAAGAAAACAACAAAGGTTTAGACAGTGAATGGAATTGGGATGACGCATTCAAAATGCGTCATGAAGCATTTACAATGTTATGGAACAATCAAATCAGCCATGAACAATTCCGTAGATTTGATGACGCAATTAGTGTGCCATTATTCTAATCAAAAGATGGAGATGGGAGTTAATCCCATCTCCTAATCTTATTTATTTTTTTTTCATAATCGTATTCGGACTACTCATAGCTAGATGAGTAGTCCACAATACAATCTCTTATTCCATATTTTAAAGGAGGTAAACATGATTGTACAATCACATCACTCACAACAACAATAAAAGTATTTAAACTTTTACTAATATGTTTAGAGGTTATATATTATAAGAGTGAATGTTGGTAGTATAAAATTATACTATACGTAAACATAAGGATAATGTGTATTCTTATATTAATAAAGGAGAATAACTATGGAAAAGAAAATTGGTGTACTTCATGAAATTGGTGACTTAGGTCTTGGGTTTGATGAAGTTAAAGAAGATCAACAAAAGGCTCTAAAGGAGCAAATGAAAGAAGATCAAAAGAAAGAAGATAAGTAATCTTTCACTGCGATGGGGCGATAAACTCCATCGCTTTTATTTTGTATTTTAATATTATAGGGACGGTGAATATAATGGTTAAGAAAATTACCTTATTTTGCATCGCCATATTGGTATCTATATTACCAATAAAGGCACTAGAAACTGGTCATCAAACTGATAATAGCTTAGATATTATATTGAAAGCTATTGTTGATAACAGTAACGATTATAGTGACAAAGTAGACAATCTTCTTATTAAGAACGATAAGAAGAAAGAGCCAGCTAAAAAAGATCAAGTAGATCCAAATACAACTAAGGCTTTAGAACAATATTTTCAACTAGCTAGACAGGAACTACTTAGACAAGCTGCAGCTAATGCAGAAGCTAATAAGAAAGCTAACTCTAGATATTCTGTAGATCAAAACTCTGACTTATCTAATAAATCTGTTTATGTAACTACAGAAGATATGAATAATATTATTAGACACTTTGACCCAAGCGGTACATCCCCATTCCAAGGTCAAGGTAATGTATTTATTGAAGCTTCTAAAGAATCTGGTCTAGATCCTATCTATATATTTGCTCATGCATCATGGGAATCTGATTATGGTAGATCTTATCTAGCTAGAGATAGAGGCAACTATTTCGGTATTAATGCTATAGATGCTAATCCAAATGCAGCTCATCATATGGGAAATACAATGTATGATGGTATAGTTAACGGTGCAGTCTGGATTAGTAAGAACTATTATCAGGAGGGACAAACTAGTCTAAACTCAATGATCTACGGAGGTAAGAGATATGCTAAAGCCGCAGATAAATGGATTAAAGGTGTAAACGGAATCATGGCTGAATCATATGCATATCTTAAACAATCTCGTGGTATGTAGATTATAATTCATATTGATACATTATGGTAATAATTGGATAGGCTATTAAAGCCTATCCAATATTATATATTTTTTATATTAAGAAGGAGAATTTATTATGAAAGCAAAATTGATTGGCATTGGTGCCGCAGGTAATAAAGCGGCAATGACAGCTATTGAGCAAGGTGTATTTGATAGAAGTGATGTGCTTCTTATTAATACAACTCGCAAAGATATGAAAGAAGAATATGATGATATTAATGTAATCATTGGTGCTGGTATGGGTGGCTGTGGTAAAGAACGTGGTCGTGCTAAAAGCATTACAATTGATTCATTGAAATCTGAAAAGCTTAAGATTGATTCCTTACCAGATCCAGATGATGATGCGGTAGTTATTGTATCCTCTTCTGAAGGCGGTACGGGTTGTGGATCTTCTACGATCTTAGCGAAATATATTCGTGAAGTATTAAACATCAACGTTCATCTAGTGGTATTCACTGGTTTTGAAGATGATGCTCGTGGTCTACAAAATACAGTAGAATACTTCCAAGAACTTCAAGATAATTATACAGTTGAAGCTATCAGTAATAAGAAATTCTTATCTACTAGCAAGAATAAACAAGAAGCTGAACGTAAAGCTAACAATGAATTCTGTAAACGTATGCGTACATGGCTTGGTTTAGACTTAGTTGATTCTGATCAAAATATTGATGAAACTGACTTGTATAAGATTGCTACAACTCCTGGGTTTATGACTATTGAAACTAAAGAGTTTGATGGTATTAAGAAACAAGCTGACTTTGATAGACTATTTGAAGAAATGATCTATGATACAAAGAGCTTAGACTTTACTCCAACAGCTAAACGTATTGGTGTATTTATGTATGCATCTGAACGTAGCCAAAACATTGGTTTTGATAATGCTAAAATCCGTGAAGAATTAGGTGAACCATTTGAATTCTTTACACATATTCAAACAGTACCAGCTGGTCAAGAACGTGTATGTATTATGGCTTCTGGTATTAAACTTCCTACAGAAGAAGTTGAGAAAATCTATAATGAATATAAGACTAGAACTTCTAATGTAGATAAAAAGAAAGATGGTTTCTTTGATCAAATTGGTGGAATGAAACTAGAAGAAGATGATGATATGTTTAACTTATCTAATTCTGCTGTTAAGAATCCTACAGTAAAGGTTAAAGAAAACTTCTTTGATTCTGTTAAAGATGACGTATTGGTTATCAATGTAGATGGTAAGAAAGGTAATAAATCTTCCAAGATTGATGACTTCAAAGAACGTTATTAAGAAAGGGAGCAAATATGGGTCTATTTGATAAATATGTAAAACCCTCTAAGATATATGCAGAGGATATTCCATTCTCTGCAGTAATCAAGAAATCTGCTGATACTATAGTAAATGAATTGAATACTTTAGATTGGACTGATCATGATATTGCATATAGATATTTTGAAGACAATCTATCTGATATCATTTACTATCTAGGTGAAGGTGTTAAACCAATCTCTAGATGCTTATATATTAAGTTTGAGCCATGGCAATATATTGCAATGATTATGGTTCAAAATCGTCCACAACTATCAGAGGATAGAATTCGTGTACTCAATAATGAGATATATGAAATATTTGAAGTTATTAATGAATCAGCATTTGATCCAGATAGATTTGGTAAAACTCTTACTGCTTTAAATAAGATCTCTAAGGTTATCAATGAACGTATCTACAAGAAGTTAGATTATGTTGATTGTACTAATAAGCAATTAACAACTATATTATCTGTAGCACGTTATTCTAGTAAGAATGAGACAGTTAATATCAGTCGTGTCAATACTTCAATCATGAGATATATGGACCCAGCTAACACTTGTGAAGAAGATTTGATGGACTTATATGGGGAACTCTTCTATGAAAACTTCGAGGAATTCTTTGTAACTTCAATGCTAGAATCCTGTGAAGATCCTAAGATTAATACATCTATCAAGAACTGGATGTTTGACTTAGAAACTAATGCTATGCTATTCATGTTAAATGACCGTCCTATGACTGTAATTAAACGTGTACTAACTAAGTATAGTCAAGAATGTCTACGTCTACAAAAAGTTCGTAAAGATGTAAGATGCTCTATGTTAGCTTTATCTGCAGATTATGATAAAGTATTATATATTGCAGAAGAACTTAAAGAGCAAGGTCTTTATATATTCTAATCAACTATCCCAAGGTAGTTTAACTACCTTGGGGTATTTTATTTTTTTACTCCTCCTAGAACTTATTAGTAACTTATAATAATATTTTTTAGGAGGATTTTATTATGGGCTTATTAATTGAACGTGTAGCTGAGGTAACTGGCTATTCTCCCGAGCAAGGTCTATATGACGTTGCATACCCAACAGGATTTTTAAATTTCGATTCATTGAATGGTTATCGTTTAAACTGTTATAACGATAAAGGTGAGATTACTACAGTAACTCATCGTGGCATTCTTGATGGGTCTTATAACTTACTTATCGGTCGTTCTGGTTCTGGTAAATCTACATTTGCAGTTCAAGCAGCGGCTAACATTATTAATCAATTTCCAGGTGCTGAAATGGTTATCCAATCTATGGAAGGCGGTATTACTATTCCACGTTTGGAAACTTTAACTGGATATATTGGTCAAGATCTATTTGACCATGTTTCGATTAAGAATAGTGGTATCACTGCAGAATCTATCTATGATGATATCTATACTATCTATGAAACTAAATTAAAAAATAAAGATAAACTTATGTATGATACTGGAATGAGAGATTCATCTGGTAATCCAATTAGTAAGTTTATTCCAACTGTTATGATTATTGACTCCATTGCCCTATTAGCTCCAGAACGTATTGCAGATAAAGGTGAATTATCTGGTCAAATGGCGGCTACAGCAATGGCTAAAGCAAATACATCTCTCCTTAAAGGTGTAATGCAATTAATCAAAGCAACTAATATTATCTTATTAGTAATTAACCATATTACTGAAAAGATTGAAGCAAGTGCATTTATGCATACTAAAGGTCAATTGATGTATCTTAAACAAGGTGAGTCTTTACCTGGTGGTAGAGCTGTAACCTATTTAGCAAATAACATCATTCGATTTGATGATAGTAAACTTAAAGAAGAAACTTTTGGGTTCTCTGGTTCCCAAGTAGATATCTCTTTAGGTAAATCTCGTACAAATAAAGCTGGTAAATCTACACCATTAATCTTCTCTCAAGACTATGGTTTCGATCCACTTTATTCATTAATGATTATGCTTAAAGATTCTGGTAAGATTGCCACTAAAGGTGCTTACTTAGAATTAGATGGCTATGATACTAAGTTTAGAACTCGTGATTTTAAAGAGTTCTTTACTGAACGTGAAGATTTCCGTATGCAATTTTTACGTTTAGCTCGTGATGTAATGGATGAATTAATTGCTCCAGTACCTACAAGTGGTCAAGTTACTAATGCATCTATTACAAAAGATCTTATTGCTTCATTCAGAGCATTGGAAGATTAAGTTATATATTATAAAGGTGATACAGAAGAGTATTGATTACTCTTCTGTATTTCATTTATAATACTTATAGAAAGGAGACACAATGGCGAACACATTGATTCTAGACGACGAGATTAATCGTGCTAGACAAAGAATTCAAATACCAGAACAGGTACTAGGGAAAGAGTTAATTCAACCATTCCCAGCTAGTAGCTCTGGTAGTCGTAAGATTATGTATAGTGTCCATTCAGAACAATCTATGGCACTATGTAAATCTGAAGTTCCATTCATTCAAACTGGCTTTGAGAATGAATTCGGACAACGTTCAACATCTTTCCAACAAGCTGATCAACGTAAGATAGTATTAGCTAGAGTGGAAAGATATGCTATGACCCCAGGTCATGAGTACTATCTTATCGTCCATAATGAAGAATCTAATACATTAGACATTCTTCATAAGTTGGATTATAAGTATATCACAGAATCCTTTGGATATGAGATTAATAACTCAGTTCTTGATAATCTTGTCGTAGGCAGTGTTATTGAGAAAGGAGAAGTAGTAACTAAATCTAAAGGTTTTGATGAGTACAATAACAGAATGGATGGTATCAATGTCTTACTAATGTATATTGCAAAGAATAAGACAACAGAAGATGCTATCGAAATCAGTGAATCTTGTGCAAAGAGATTCAAATCTCCATTAGTTAAGAAGATTTCATTCATGATCAATGAAAATGATATCTTACTTAATCTATATGGTAACAAGGATATCTATAAGGTTATCCCAGATATCGGTGAAGATATCAAAGAAGGTATTTTAGCAGCAGTACGTCGAGAAAATAAAGAAGAAGCTTTATTCTCTCAAGTATTTAATAAGCTACAAGATATCAATATGTCTGATGAGAAGATTACAAGTACTGGTAAAGTAGTTGGTATTGAAATCCATACCAATAACCCAGACTTGATGGAGAACTCTATCTACAATACTCAGCTTAATATGTATTATCAAGACAATAAGCGGTTCTGTGATGAGTTAATCCATACAGTACATAGACTTCAGGCTAACTATAAGTGTGAGTTAGGATACGATCTACAAAAGCTTGTCCAT